ACCCCGAATAAGCTCGCCCTCGGCATTGAGGCGTACAATGCCCTCCGCAACCACGGCGACATCATCGAGCGCGTGAAGTACATGGGCAGCACCGCCAACCCTGCTATCGTCAACACCAACGTGCTGGCGCAGCTTTTCGGACTGGACGAAGTCGTTGTGCTTGAAAGCACCTACAACGCAGCCGGTCTCGGTCAGGCGGAAGACATGGAATTCATCTGCGACACCAAAGGCGCTCTCCTTTGCTACACCACCAACGCCCCCGCAATTGATGAGCCGTCCGCAGGCTACATCTTCACGTGGGATATGCTGGGCAACGGTCAGCACGTCGCATTCGACCAGTACGAAGGCGAAAAGGGTACCCACAGCGAATTCATCGAAGGTCTCATGTCCAGCGACATGAAGAAGACCAGCGACGACCTCGCGATCTACCTCAAGAACTGCGTATAAGGAGGGAGAACAGATGAACGGCTACATTGCACTGAAGAACACCGTGTTCAACGGAATCGGCTACACGGCGGGATCCATTATTCCGGCTGAAGCCGTTCTCCCTTCCCGCGTTCCTGCCCTTTTGCGGAACGGAACTATCGCCAAAGCAGACGAAGCCCCCGCTGTCCGCGCAGAATTAGCCCAAAAAACGACGAAAGAGGTCGAGGGGATAGAATTACCCATTCAGACCGAAAACGGCGTTCTGGGGCTTCCTGCGAGCCGTGAGGACATCGTGAAAGCCGTCGAAGTCTTGCAGATGAAGACCGACGACCTGCTGGCAGCGGTAGCGGAGATCACCTCCGAAGACGCGCTGATCATCATTGACGCCTGCACGAAAGCACAGAACGTCAAGAAGGCGATCAGAAAACGGGTCGAAGAACTTCAGCCCGAAGACGACAAGGGCGGTGAGGAGTAATGGCAAGAGGCACATACTCCTACGACCCCACCAAAATCGGGGAGCGCGGAAAAGACCGGATGCGCTTTGAACTCGGCGACACCGAGGTCGGCGGTGAAGGTCAAGCCGCCGCGCTCTCCGATGAGGAGTACGAGGCTGTGCTGAATGCTTACCCCAACAAATGGCGCAAAGCGAAGCTGGCGCTCGTTGAGAGCATCATGCGCCGTTTTTCGTTCGAGGTGGACGAAAAGGTCGGACCCATGACCCTATCCTTGCGGCAACGCTACGAGGACTGGAAAGCGATGTACGACCAGCTCAAAGCCGAAATCGCAGGCTGCACCGTTCCGAGTGCGAACGCGGCAGCCATAAACGGCGACCATTACTTCTACGAGGGCATACACAATAACCCAAACGCAGGAGGAACGGAGAAGAAAGGAGGCGGACACCTTGTACCATAGACCCGGATACCACAGACCAGAAGGTCTCTGGAAAGATTTCACGGTCGAGGTCAAGGAGGAAACCACCACCAGCAGAGGGCGCGTCAAGGAGGACTACGCGAGCAAGCCGCCGATAGACATCCACGCCACCCTGTGCGGAGCGACACCGGAGCAGCAGCTAAAGTATCACCAGATGGAACACCCGATCACCCACGTTATAAGCCATGAAGGAGCGCCGAAGGCGAAAGCCGGAGACCGCCTCATCATGGGAAATCGTGCGTTTTACGTTCAGGGCGTGGATAATCCGGGCGAACAGAACATCTGGACGCTTTACTACTGCGAGGAAAGGAGCGATGCACACGATGGAAATCAACTGGACTAACATCGAGGCGGAAGTGCAGCGGCGCATTCAGCAGACCGTAAAGGAGACCGACACAAAGGCAAAATCCTGCGCTGTGCGGGCAGCCAACGAACTGCGAAACGCCGCCCTCAATGTCCTGCGCGGGCAAAGGAGCGGACGCACCTACAGAAAGCCCGGCACAAGAGCAACCTATACGGCATCGGCACCCGGAGAGCCGCCAGCGGTCAGAACGGGAATGCTCCGAATGTCGTGGGGCATCAGCGCCGTAGGTACGAAGACCGGAGAGTACACGGCAGGGATTTATTCAGACGTCCCATACGCCAAACTACTCGACGAAGGAACGCCAGGCGGCAAAATTGCACCCAGACCATACAAAGAGAAAGTCATCGAAACGGCAAGACCGAAGGTCGCGCGGATTTTCTCGGAATTAGAAACTAAATGAGAGGAGGAACGCCAATGTCAATACTCACAACCAGCACCGTAACGGCAATCGACACGCAGAAGATCGCAAAGGGCGACTTCATCAGAGCCAAATACGCCGCATGGAAGAAAGCACACAACGGAATCGTCGCAAGGGTAACCACCGACGAAATCCGCGTCCTTTACATAGGCGATGGCGGGAACGTAACGAACTACTTCACCATCACCGCCGAAGAAATCAAGGACGGACTGTGGACGCTTTCGTGGAGCGCAGACCTGACCGAGACGGAATACGACCCAGAGCCGGATCCCGACCCGGAGGAAGAAGGCGATGAACAATGACCCTTGAAGACATCATCTACAGCCGACTGACCGAAGACAACACCCTGAAAAGCACTCTGGCGAAATTCGGCAAAGCCCCCGCTGTATTTTACCAGACGGCACCGGACGACACCGCGACCGGCTGGAATCAGCGGAAGCAATACCCGCGAATTGACTACATCGTGGACTATGTCAGCAACCCAGAGCGCAAAACCAGCGGCGTCCTCACCCTCAACATCATGAGTACCGAAGACGGAACGCCGCCAGAGGAACTGGAGCCGACCGTGCGACAGCTCCTCTGCGGTATTTTCATCACACCGGACGGCGCACCGCCATACAGCATGGCGTGGGCAAGGAGCGACGTATTCACGGAAGCGCGAGAAGGAACAGACGGCATTATAACCGGAATCACCCTCACGTTTGACCTGTACGCCTTCCCCTCCCAAATTTCCACCGACCCCGACCCCGTTCTGGCGATGAATCACTTCATCGAGCAGACGATACCGGAAGCGGAAATCATCGGAGGCAAGAAACCAACGGCGAGAACATTCACACCTTCGCAGGAGACACCGGCGTTTTATTTCCGGCTGGAGACGATCCAGACGCAGAGGGAAACGAACACCGTGGCATGGATGGACGCAACCATAGCCTGTCACATTTTCGCAGGAGGAGAAGAAACCACATGGCTGAAACGCCTCGTGGACATTCTGGCGCTCGCCGGAGAGGTCATCATGCTGGACACATCCCCGATGTTCCTGCAGAGCCTGAAAGCCGACAACACTCTTGATGCACTTTCAACAGGGCAACTCCGAATTTATGCACGTTTCGGCATTTTGAGGAGAGCGCCCTATTCACACCCCCTGCTTCACGCAAACAGGGAGCATAAAAACACAGGAGGCGATTAACATGGCAAACACCAAGAGAGCCGCCGAGACGGTGCCGGAAATTCCGGCAGAGCCTGAATACACCGTGGAGGAATTCGCGGCAAGCGCAGGCTCTCTGTTCGGCGCGTCGCCTGACATCGTAACCGCCGCGCTGCGAGTGGCAGGCGTAACCAAAACCACGAAAAGCGCAGCAACCAAAATCATCGAAACATTCCGTAAAAAGGAGGTCAACTAACCTATGGGAACTTTCACAGTGGGAGAAACCAAAATCCGCCCCGGTGAATATCACCGCATCGAGAACGGCGGAGGCATCGTCGCTGCCGGTGCGAGAAACGGGATCATCGCCGGCGTAATTCAGGCGAACTGGGGACCGCTCAATCAGGCTGTTATTTTTGACCCCAGCACCAGCGTCAAGAAGATTTTCGGCGCAGGCACGGGCAAAACGCAGGGCTTGATTGACACCATGTTCCTCGGCGGAGCAACAAGGGGCTACTTCGTGCGCGTAGGCACGGGCGGCACAGCCGCAACCATCACGCTGAAAGACAGCGCGACCGAAGCAGTCAACGTCGTAACCATTACGGCGAAATACGTGGGAACGAGAGCATTCACGGCAACCATCCGCGACAGCCTCGTGAACACCAGCAAGAGAGAGTGCATCATCTACGACGGCACCGCAGAATTCGAGAAGATCACCTTCGAGAAGGCTGCGACCGGTGGCGAGGCAGCGGCTCTCGTGGCAGCGTTCGCGGCCAGCGAGAACTTCACCGCCACCAAAGTGGCTGACGGCAACGGCACCCTCGCAACCATCACCCAGAGCGCGTTCACGGCAGGCACAGACCCGACCGTCAACACCGAGGCATACTCCACCGCCCTCGCAGCGCTGGAGCCTTACGCGTTCAACGTTTTCTGCGTAGACAGCGAAGACACCGCCATCCACGCAGTCGTGGAAGCGTTCATCAACCGCATCTACGCAGCGGGAACTTACCCGATGACCGTCCTCTCCGTTTCCAAATCGGTGTCGAACACCCTCGCCGTGAGAATGGCGCAGGCGGCAGCGTTCAACAACGCCAAGATCATCTACGTCCTTAACGGCGCGGAAGACAACGAGGGCAACACCATCGAGGGCTGGAAGAACGCAGCCCGCATCGGTGGCATCATCGCGGCTGTTCCGGCAAACCAGAGCGTAACGCATTACGTAGTAAGCGGCTACGCTTCGCTTTCCGAAGCACTCACCAACACCCAGATCGAAGCGGCGCTCCAGAGCGGCTGTCTCGTTTTGACAACCAACAGCGCCGGTCAGGTTTGGATCGAGCAGGGCATCAACACTCTCATCACCCCCAGCGGCGACGAAGACGACGGCTGGAAGAAAATCCGCCGCGTAAAGACCCGCTTCGAGCTGATGCAGAGGGTCGGCGACACGGTAGACACTCTCGTCGGCAAAGTCAACAACGACACCGATGGCAGAGCCGCAATCGTCGCTGCCGGACAGGGCATCCTCGACACGATGGCTGCTGAAAAGAAGATCAGCGCCGGAACGATGACCGAGGACGAAGCAAATCCGGCGAAGGGCGACAGCGCGTGGTTTGTCATTGCGGTAGACGACATCGACAGCATCGAGAAATTCTACCTGACCTACCGCTTCCGCTTCGCACCGGAAGAATAAGAAGGGAGGAACAATAAATGCTTAACACCAGAGGACCCGTTGACAGCCGCAAAGTGCTGACGGGCAAAGACGGCGCTCTCTACAACGACGCTGGCACGATGCTGGCGACAGTCGAGAGCTTTCAGGCACAGGTAAACGTAACCAACGCAAAATACCAGCCGCTCGGCGATATGCAGGAACACGAGGCAGCGCAGTCCTACGCTGTGACCCTCACGTTCTCGCAGGTCGTAATCGAGGACGACGCATTCATTCAGGAATTCGTCTCGGCGCTTGCGAAAGGCAAAATGCCGTGCTGGAATTTTCAGGGGCTTGTCAAGGGCAGGAACGGCAGCGAGCAGCGCATGAATTACCGCTCGTGCATTCCGACCGGCACAATCGACCTTCAGAATCTCACCGTGGGAGACCTTATCAAGAGAGCGTGGAGCTTCACCGTAAACGAGCCGCCCGCACTCCAGAAACTTCTCACCGCCTGATCTGAAAGCGAAGCCCCGCAGCCGGGGCGGTTTTCGGATCGCCTCGGCTTTTTTTAACTAAAACACCAAAAATGAAATAAGGAGGCAGACCAAAATGGCTGAAACCAAGAAGAACACCATCGAAGAAATCGAGATGGACGAAGAAACCACGCAGAACACTATGCGTACCTACGAGAACGACATACTGGGCGGACTGCTCGCAGCGGCGAACTTCAAGAACGACGAAGATGAAATCGTCCCCATTGAGATCGTCCGTAACGGCACCGTTCTCTTGAAATTCCACATCCGCCCGCTTTCCGAGGACGAATACGTGAAGTGCCGCGAGAAGCACACCCGCTACGTCCGCAACAAGCAGGTCGGAATCAAGGTGCCGGAGGACACCGACACCGCCGCATACCGCAGCGACCTGATCTACCAGGCGACCATTGACGAAGACAGAGAGAAAATCTGGAACAACAAGGAAGCATGGAAGAAGCTCGACGTCGTAACCGGTTACGAACTCATCGGCAAGGTGCTGAAGCCCGGCGAGAAGGACGCAGTCCTGAACAAACTCGACGAAATCAGCGGCTACAGCTCCACCCTTGAGGAAGTGGCAAAAAACTAATAAAAGCCGGAGGCAAAGCCACCATCCTGCATCAGATATTCCAGCGACAAGGAATACCCCCAGATGAGGTCATGGCAAAGCCTCCCGGCGTTCGAGCCTTTATGTTTGCCTCCACCCTCCTGCGAGTGGAGGAGGAAAACGAAATACGAGGAAGGAAGGAGGAATGATAATACATGGCAGCGGAAACCTTCAGGATTGAAATTCCCATAACTGTCAAGGATAACACCGACCCCGGCGTCAGCTCGGCAAAAGCAAAAATGACCGCGTTCGATAAGCAAAACGAGAAGACCAAAAAACGCCTTGACGAAATGAACAAGACCAAGTGGAAGGTTGCCATCGAAGCCGTCGACAAGGTGACAGGCGTCATCAGCAAAATCGGCGGAGCCGTCAAAGGCGTGGCAGGCAAGGCGTGGAGCTTCACCGTCAGCGCAATCGACAAAGTGACCGCGCCGGTAAAGTCGATGATTTCCGTCCTCGGAAAACTACTCGGCGTTTCAAGCGCCGTTTCAACCATTCTCGGAGGGCTGACGGTCAAGAACGCGCTGGACGCTTCGGCAGAAGCCGCACGAATGACCACGCAGCTCCGAGTGTCCGCCAA